AATCTACCAGACTATACACAATTTTTGAGTATAATGTAAGGAAGTTATCATGATTTGTAGAAGTCAAGAATGGTGTAGATGCGCCACCTTTACTTAAAACTGGAGGTGCAGGCACTTGTGATCCTACAGGAGTAGATTGAGCTTGTGGAGAACTTACATTCATTGGGACCACATTCACTTGTGGTTTTGCCTGAGATGGCGGTGGTTGTGAAACTGTTTGTGCAAGTTGTTGTGTGTTTGTTGATCGTGTTGGTGCAGGAGTTACTGCTGGTTTTGCTGGTTGAGCTGTTGCAACTGGTGTATTTCCACCTCCTCTGATAGCCTTTAATTCTGCGATAGCCGTTGCATATGTTTTATGTGCTTTATTCCTATTTTTATATCGATCTTGATAAGTTAAATCTGCAGTGCCGCCTAGTTTTGCAGCATTTATGGTTCCTTGTGGCAATCCCCTCCATGTTGGAGCAAGTTTCTGTAAAAATTGTTCTTCTGTTATTTGTCCTCCCAAAAACTTATCTAATGAATGTCCGCTTCTTAGTTCGTTTAAAGTTATAGCATCTTGAACTTCTGGTGTAAATTTTGTATTCGCATCAAATCCCGCCCTTTGCGCTCTTTCTAAAAGATATTGAGGCATTTGTTGATATCTTCCAATTGCCCCTTTAGCATTTTTGGCTAAGTATCCAATAGTTTGTTCTGTAGCTTTTCCTTTAGTTTTTCCAGCACTCTGATTAAAACTATCATAACCTTCCGGACCTTGTTCTACAGAGGCAATAAGATCTAAAACTCCTTTTTCTCCAGTTGTAGTAACTCCTGGTGCAGCTCCTGGAGTTCCTGGATCACCGCCGGGGCCTGGAGGTGGTGCTGCTGGCGGTTCAGGTGTAGTCAATCCAGCTGTTCCAGACTTAGCTGCAGTTGTTTGTCCACCTCTACTGGCTAAATTTTGAATTGCTTTATCAAATCTATCTAATATTGCACTAAATCTTTCTAATAATGGACCACTAAGTCCTTGTCCACTTTCTGTCTGAACAGCAGCAATTTGACCACCATCACCAATGTCCATCATACCACTTACGACTTTTCCTCCGAGTGCTGCACCACCTCCAACTAATCCAGCCATTCCAAGCATTTTGAGCATTCCACCTCTACTTGGTGCAGATCTTCTTAATGGTCCACCAGGAACTTTAACATCAACATCTATTCCAGATCCACCTGGAGCTGCTTTAGGTAGATTTGAGAGTTGTTCAACAATTCTTATAATTGTTTGTCTAATGGTCCTTGCAACCTGAAATGTCTCACTAAAAACTTCTTGAAGAGCTTTTAAGTTATCTCCAAGTTGTTTTACATTTTTACGATTTCCTAAAAATTGAATATACCCAATAGCATTCTTATAGAGACTAATAAAGTTTTCAAGGAATTTATTTGGTACATCGCCATCAACAGATGCAACTTTTTGTCTGTATTCTCCTAGTTGAGTTTGAAAATTTTTCTGTACAAATTGTTGGACGTTATTATTAATTGATTGAACTCTATTCTCTACATTGTTTAGAATATTTGTAGAAAGAGTTTTAATAATAGAACCTAGATCTGGGGCTTTTGGTGCAACCGCTGCGGCACCACGTTGGAACCCTACAATTTTATTAGCCGCAGATGCAACAATAGATGTGCCCAGTGGAGCTCCACCAGAAATGAAGTTCATTGCACCAGCAATTGATGCAGGTCTTTCTGCAACTCCTACACCTGGATTAATTGCTGGTTTAATTGCCACGATTTGCTGCCTGTTGTGCCTTTAAGTTTTCTTCTTCAATATGTTGTTTCAATAGGGTGAGGTAAACATCTCTCTCCCAAGGCATTAAGTTTTCAATCTCAGTCAAAGAATATTTATGGAACTGCATGAGAGCAAAATTGATTCTAAAGTATGACTCAAGATCAATATGAGCCATAATTAGCCGAAAAAACTCGTTAGCCCCTCTAGTGTTACAACATTTTCAACTTTAGTATTGGGATTCACTACTTTGAAAGTATGGGAAAGTTTAGGCATCGTTTCAAAGAATTGTTCAATCTTTTTAAATTGATCAGCGTTCATACTTTCAATAAACTCAATAAGTTCTTTCTTTGTGCAATCTGAAGCAGCCCAGGCTTCTTCAGAGGTAAAGATAGTTTCAATGCATGAAGAAATAATATCAAAAGATTTTTCAATTGTGGATATTGATTCTTGAGTTGTAAAATCAAAGTTATTTTTGATAAACTGATCCAATGATGGATATTTCATCTTAATCACAATTTGATCGTCAAGTCTGATTTCTGATGTATGTTCTGGATCTTTCTGAACTCTTACTTCATCAACATAAATCTTGGTCGGAACTTCAGTCACCCCATCATCAGAACAAGTTACGACAAGATCAATAGATTCACCTACAGATTTTCCACGAACATTTAAAAAGATAAACTCAATATCAAAGGAAGGTAGATCCTCTACTTTAACTCCTTTGGTTAGAATGCAATCCTTTAAAACCGATTTGATAGCTAAAGTAATTTGTTTTGTATCTTGACTTTCAAGAGCTAGGATCAAAACTTTTTCTTCTTTAACTAAAAATGGTCTGTATTTTATAGTTTTTCCTGTAGAAGGCAACTCAAGTTCATAAGTCGGAGTCGCAATTTTTGGTAATGGCATGGAGAATTATGTAATCAGATAAAATTATTTAGAATGGATTTATAGGTTTACTGACGGAAAATCTAGCTAGATTTTCCGTGACGGAAAATCTAGTCCAGAATTAACTCCAAATTTTGGATTTGAGAAAGTTTTATCTGTACTATTACCCCAAGTAATTGTTGGAGTTGAAGATAAAGTTTTTTGTCCAGGATTTTTGTCATTGGCATTAGAAGATTGCCCAAATTCCGAACTACCAGTTCCTTTATGATTCAAGATAACATATCTATCATATACAAATGAAACTGTTGTTTTAGTAATTGTACTTCCTTCATAAGTAACAGGAAGTGCAGTTAATTGTGTTGGAAAAGCATTGACAAAATAATAAGTTAACATCGATGGAGTACGCACTATATCTTTCATTGGACTCATATAAGTATCTCTTTCAAATTTAGTTACTGCTAAACCCCTCTTGTAAGTATTTGGATATCTAAATCTGAAAAATTCCCAATCATTAAATCTTTCAACTCCTCCTCTAGAACTACCTGTCGTAGCTCTCCCGTTCTGATTATAAAGAGGATTAATAAAGTTTAACCATTCTTCAAATAAACGAATGATTCCATATTCAGCGTCAACATAAAATGTCATTGAGATTTCTGGAAATTCTCTTCTATTTGGAAATTTTTCTACGATTCCTTGTCTACTTCCAACTTCTTCGAGCATACTTAGTGAAGATCCGGGTAAGGAAGTTTCATTACACATGAACTCATAACGAAGAGAGTTCAGATAAGCGTTGTTTCCATTGAATAAATTTGCACCCAAAACTCCACAAGTTACTAACCAAGCATTTATATCTCTATCAGGAAGTCCATCATCGGTTGAAAAAGTATCTCCAAGATATAAAGTAACTTTAAACTGACTAGTTACAGATAATTCGCCAAAAAGATCCTGAGCACTAGGTAGACCAAATCGGTTATCATTACTATCCCTAGGTAGAGTCATCCTTGCGTAGATTGGATCAACTCTATATGGATTTGATGGGTAATCTTCTCTAAATGCCTCGGGCATTGATAAATATTTTTTAAGGATCTATAGTATGTATATGAGTTATAAGGGAAAATACAGACCAGAAAACCCCAGAAAATATAAAGGTGACCCCACAAATATTGTCTATCGTTCTTTATGGGAACGCAAATTCATGAGGTATTGTGACTTAAATGAAAATGTGAATCAATGGCAATCAGAAGAATTCTGGATTCCTTATAAAAATCCATTGGACAATAAAGTTCATAGATACTTCCCAGATTTCTTTGTAAAGTATAAAGATAAAAATGGAAATACACGAACAGTAGTCATAGAAATTAAACCCAAAAAAGAAATAGAAATGCCAGAACAAAACCCAAAAAGACGAACAAAGTCTTGGGCGTATAAAGTCCAAACTTGGGTCAAAAATCAAGCAAAATGGAAAGCCGCAAAAGAATTTTGTGCAGATCGTAATTATGAATTCCGAATCATGACTGAGGAGGATTTAGGAGTATGAAAGATATACCATATGAAAAGGGTAAAGGTATTGGTGACACTATCTTAAAAGAAGCAGGGAAGAAGAATCGTAGCGGTGATTGGTACACTGGAAAACTTAGACAAGCATTAAGCGAATTTCAAGAAAAAGATACTGACTTACAAGATACT